GGTCCGGGTTCTGCACTAGTGCTTGGGAGTACTCTGAACTTATCGGCCCATGTGGAAACGGTGTACCGCTCCGGAGGCTTGAATGCTGCGAGCTCTTGGGCTGTCCACGTAAACGATGTACTAGAATCTTGTGATGAATTGTAATGACATTGTTTATTCGGATTCTTTGAATTTTTAGAATTATTTTTTCTTCGTTTTCGTGTAGACGCCGTCGCGCGCGTAGCTTTCGAGGTACTCGTTGACACACTCATTCACCGTCCTCTCTACAATCACCCTTGTTTCTGCATCTGGAAATTCTTTGCTAACCGCTTTGGGTAACAGCCCAAGGGATGATTTCAATTCATTAACGCGTCCAGTCCATTCACGAGTTACATCTTCGACCGAAATATACTGGCCTTCAAGAACTTCGTTCATTCGCTTTTCGCGTTTTGCTTTGGCTTCCTTATAGTCAGCTTCGGCTTCAAGTTTTCTTTGAGCAGCGGATTTCGTTCCATCCTTATCCTTAGACATGCCTAGCCATACAAGAACTTCACGAACGTTCCACCAACCCGTTGCCACCTTCGGCATACCTGCACGATTGTGGCGCGATATCATTTCCGGACCGAGGTCCAGAATTTGGCATAACACTTTTGTGGTGACAATGATCTCGCCATTGTCATCGAACTTGACTTTGGGTCTTTCCGTGGCCATTTTGGACCTCCTTCCGTAAGTGTCTATTGGTAGGGTACTTTCTACTTGAAAAAATTTTTCACGTGCGGACAAACATCGCGCGGAGGCGACCACCGGCGATTTTCCGTCGAGGAAGTACCTTTTTGTTTCAAACAATTTAAAAATAATTTTAATTCTATTTAGGGTATTTCTTTTCTCGTTAAAGCTAACAAAAAGGACTACGCGGTTGTTCGTAGTCCTCAATGCTTCGCTTCATGTTTGGGCTACTGCCCAGGAGAGAAGTGTAAGTACATGAAAGGTATCACTATGAACTACCCTACAGTGCGTGGACACGGCGCTCGTTTCCGTATCCACACACATAAGGTAACACAAAGTGCAACTATCATTTCATATCATGTTTTAGAAATTTTCAAAAAGTTTGCAAAAAGACTTGACAGCCATCTTACGTATGCGGTAGACCTGGGGCTCGCTGTAATGCATTGCCTCAATGACGTCCTTCATGCCAAGGCCAAAGTAGTAGCGATATTCAAGGAATGTGCGCTCACAATCGCTCGGCACTTGATGGATGATAGCCCATAGCTCATATCTTTCTCTTGATAGTCGCCGTGACTCCTCAAGCAAATCACGATACGCCGTCTTGAGATTTAGCTGTTGCTCGTCTGTGATAGGGTACTCACTTCGTGCTTCTTGCTCCAGCCGTTGCAAGTGCGCCTCGACGTCGGTTAGTCTCCTGTGACTATCCATCAGCCTTTGCAGTTTACTTATACCAGGATGTGTCCCCTTACTCGTACGTTTACCCATACGTTCACATCCTATCAATACTATCCTGTGTCATATGTAATCCATCCCTTCTACAATCTTGTACAACTCATCGACTTCATCTTCTATTGATTCCAATATATCGGTAGCTTCATCCCAACGCTCGTCATGATACCAAGGATATGAATACGTCTTATCGTCGAACTGGTCATTACCAGCTTCCTTATATTCGCGGATGACTTCTTCGCTTCGTACATATGCCATCTCGTACTGTTCCTCCAAGTAGTTAACATATCGAACAGTGATTATGTATAAATCATCCAGGTAATGCCCGTGGTCGTGTAGCAGTTTTTCGAAACTAGCACTGGTATGCATAGCTACTCACCTGTAATCCAACTTAAGAACACACCTGCCTTCGCTAAGTCCTGAACTTCTTTCGCCGGATCCTTACGACCTGCTCGAAGGGAATACTTTAACGCGTTCCCCTTACACCATCCTTTGAACTCTTCTGGCGTCAATACAGCACGAATGACATCAACGCTCTCAACGGTTAGACCTGGCAAGGTGTAATGCTGTGGATGATGTACCGCATCGTTCATTGTATCTGTAGGCTTACCGTCAGCTACTGATACACCTGTTGAAGCCGTATCCGTTACTACTGGCTTAGGCTCAATATTGCCATACTGCTTAGCTTTATCCTCATCCGTTGCTACGGATACTGTTGGCTTTGCTTTAGGCTCAGTAGGTTTTGCCTTCACCTTTAACGTATATTCATGCTTCAAAGCCTCTCGACATTCCGGACAATTGACAGCAGGTCGACCTTTACCAGTTTGTTCGAACTCCTTGCCACACACCTTACAGATAGTCATCTTAGCCGATGGCTCTGGTGTAGTAGGTGGCGCTTCTGTCTTTTTACTGTCTTTTACTGTCTCTGTTCTGTCTTTGCCTTTAATGATGCTCATGATATCGTTGAACCCTTCCTTACAGGTAGGGCACTCTTGTTCATTGCCTTTAGCCTTGAATAGGCTTCCACAAGTCTTACATATTCTGCTCATATTTTAACCCTCCCTCTTAGCACATCGTAAATAGTATTCGCGTTCATCCATAACCATGAAATCAGTCACGTGAAATACTCCTTGTATGCACTTGTCAAAGTTAACCATTCGTACCTCTTTGTCTCCATCAATCTTAAATGGATTGATATAAACCGGTTGCCACGGGGTTTTAGCCAATTCTTTCGATATCGTGGAGTATACTTGACGCCAAGTCGTCGCAGACATTCTAGCGCCATCATGGATAAGACCTACCACATTTACACACGAATCTGATATAGGCATAACTAGCCAACCTACAGGTCCATATATTCCGACAGGGTTCGTGTTTCCCTGCACATACGCTAATAGTTTCTTCATAGTGTTATCCTTTCACATATTTATCAATCCTAGCCTTCAATGATTGAAGGACATATTCTTGTGCTTCGTCTTTCTTCTCAAGGGCTTCCATCATATCCTCGTCCCGTGTGCCTACGGATATAAGGTGATGGATGATTACCTTTTCATTTTGCCCTTGACGGTGCAAACGCTTATTCGCTTGTTGATAAAGTTCTAGGCTCCAGTTAAGCCCGAACCATATCACATGATTACCGCCGTCTTGTAGGTTTAGCCCATATGCAGTTGATGCGGGATGTGCTAGTAGTACGTCAATCTTGCCGGCGTTCCAATCGAACTCTTCATCGGCGCCTTTTAATTCACGTACACGCAGATCCGTTTTCGCTAGGGCCTCCTTCAACCTGGCACAATCATGTTTGAAGTTATAGAACACTAACGCGGGCTTGCCGTGTAGCTGTTCGATAAGCTCCATAAAGGCTTCTATCTTGCAATCATGAATTTCATGGACGTTACGCTCATCATCATACACGGCACCGTTGGCCAACTGTTGGAGCTTGTTGGATAAAGCAGCCGCACTCATGGCGGTGATTTCCTCATCTGCTCCAAATACTTCAAGGACGGCATCACGTTCCATGCTTTCATAGGCTTTCTTCGCCTTAGCGTCTAAGACTACCGGCACGCTATCGTACACAATCGGTGGTAGTTCTAAGTAATCGCTAGCCTTCATCGAGATACATAATGGCGCTATGGCTGACATAATCGCATCATCGGTATTCGCCTTTGGCTTGTAACTGTAGATTACATCACGGCCACGTTGGTCCGGGTCAAAATAATGTTCCCTAAATGCGGTGTAGGTCTTACCTAATGTTTGGCCACGGTCTAATAAATAGACCTGGGCCCATAGGTCAATCAACCCATTCGGTGATGGTGTGCCGGTTAACAGCACCATTCGGTTGATATGGTTGTACATGTTCGATAAGTCCTTGAATCGTTTGGCACGATGTGATTTAAAGGAACTTGATTCATCGACTACCACCATATCGAATGGCCAGGCGTTCTTATAGTGGCTAACCAGCCACGAGACATTCTCGCGATTGATGATGTAGATATCCGCCGGTGTATTTAGCGCTTGTATGCGTTTCTTTAATGGGCCTAATACGGTGGATATTCTAAGAATACCAACGCCGTCCCATTTGGCCGCTTCACGTTGCCAGGTGGCTTCCGCCACTTTCTTAGGTGCTATGATAAGCACCTTCTTAACCTGAAAGTAGTTGTATTTCAACTGGTATATAGCGGATAGGGTTATGATGGTTTTTCCTAAACCATTCAACCCATATCCAAGAACAGTCCTATCTTTTGCTGCTTAATCACTCGTGAAATACAGTAATCTTGATAGGGATGTGGCTTGAATATCATACGGCATCACCTCCTAATCCTTAACCGTGCATCCGTATTTTGCCTTTTGCATCTTATGGCGAATCTTTCGAACATTTGTCATGATATATGACTGTACGACGGTATCATCATGCTCCTTCGCTTTTTCGTACTTACTAAGAACTTTGTACAAACTATAGTCGGAACACACGCCATGACAGCCAGGTGTACGCCTGGTACAGTTCTTACACGGAACTCTCGCCATGAATACCACCTTCATTCGTTAGGTAGTCCTTAACGGCTTCAGGGCCGTATAGGATGTAAACGGTCTGCAGTAGGCTCAATAGCTTTTTGCACTGCACATCCTGTAGTTGGCTTAGCCGACCTCGGGTCGTTTTAAGTTCCACGAATTGAACGGTACCGTCCGGCCATATCACAATCCGATCAGGCACTCCGACGTTGCCAGGCGATACAAACTTATAGGCCTTACCGCCCAACTCTCTAACTCCCCGAACCAATTTCTGTTCGACTAGTTTTTCAAGCATATTCACACCTCCGATTTTTCCATTCTCATTTAGAGGGGCAACAAAAACGACATGGTTTTACACACATATGTGTATATACCCTATTTAACCCCTATTAACCCCTTAAACGTACTTAAATTTATATATTTTTACTATATATATATATAAATGTTGCGTTTTATATATATAAGTACTATAAACATAGATAAATACTAGGTTTGTTACCGCAACATTCTCCGCAACATTCCCGCAACATTGGGGCAACATTCTATTTTTTTGTCGCAACATTCTTTTTGAGAAAATCAACGATTGTTGCGGAATGTTGCGCCCATTTTTACATCATTCCTGGGATGATTTCAAAGCCTCGTTGGTCACCATACGGACCATATTTTCTAACCTTGTCATACCGGATTAAGAACGGTATGTTATCTAAAATTTGATTAATTTCTCGGCTATCGGCTTTCTTCATCCAGGATAATTCTTTGTTAAAACATTCGCACCAAATTTCAGCCGCGCATATACGATCCCTTAGTACTAATTCTTGGCCAGGCACCGCATGCGTTGCGGATAATTGCATCCGTCTAGCACTAATCGATAGCGCCTGCCAATTCTCAGGTACTTTCTGTTTTAAGAACTCAGCTACCACACCTGCTTTAGCGTTTCCTTCCATATGGCTTTCACGTGCTACATTTGCAAGGCGTAAAACTTCCTCATTATCTTCAATAATTAAGCTTTCACCTTGGCGGTATCTAGCTTTGGCCTCCGCCCACAGCTGATCCACTTCGCCAGGTAAATTCTTAAACACATTTTTCGTTGGTTTCTTTAAACCAAGTTGTATTGGCCAGAATCTGCGGTTACCCGTAATATCCTTTAAGAACTCGTGTTGATTAGTGGAACCAAAGAACACGCATTGGCGTGGATACTCTTCAGTACGACGACCATAGGCCTTACGGAATACGTCGACCTGGCGTGATAAGAATTGTTTCGATGCATTATCTTCCGATTTAGAGTATCCGGTCATTTCACCGCCTTCAACTAACCAACTATTCTGGATGCTTTCAGCTGCTTCCTTACCATCAAAGGTGTTAAGCCCATCAGCATACCAATCTTTGCCCATGAGGCGTATAAGAGATGATTTCCCTATCCCTTGGGCACCGACTAATACAGGCATGGTGTCATATTTACACCCTGGCTCGTAGGCACGTGCTACTGCAGCTACAAAGGCCTTACGACCTACCGCACGGGTATACACGTTATCCTCTGCGCCCAGGTAGTCGATGAAGATCGTGTCTAAACGTTCCACACCGTCCCAGGTGAGACTGTCTAAATAATCGGTCACTGGGTTGAATGCGTTTTGTTTCGCAATCAGTAACACACTATCAAGGACCTTATCCTTGCCGGTGATATCGAATCGGTTCTCTAGGTACCACTGGATACCACTATCATCGGTGTCAGTCCAAATACGTTTACCTTGTTCTGATAGGGCCCATGGTAAGGCGCCCATTGCCATATACCGACTACCGAACTTATCGTATGCGATACGCCCCTTGATGGCCGGGTCATGTGTTAATAGTTTAAGAATATTATCACGGGTTTTCTTAAGCCCTTGATTATCGTTATATTTGAGTCCCGCTGACTTCATCCATTCAGTCTCGAGCATAGCGTTGGCGTCAAGGTCAGTTACATCGGTAGTATTAGTATTACTTATCGATTCTTGGAACACGTTCGTAGCGGACTCACGCGCACGTTCTTGCTGGATACTGATGGCCACCTCTGCGTCCTCAAAGGCTAGCTTACTCATCGCCAGGAACGATGGCATCTTATGGGGTGGGGTGCCGTCCTTGGCCGTCTCGTCGAGGTCGTGGAACTTATGAAGTCGAACCAGGTCGAACGCGTTTACCAGTTGGCCACCGCACGGATCCGTATTGTGATGTGAGTATAAGAACTTATCATCGTCATATATAACCGCACCGCCGATGGTAGAACCTTCGACGTAGGTTAGGCGGTCATTAGAACCATCAACGTATGTGTACGCGGTAGGTAGGAACGTATCGATTGCTTCACGGATACCATACTGCCGACAAAAAGCGCCTACGATACCATGCTTGGATAATGGATCCTGTTGCTTCGTAAGTAGTTGTTTCACTCTAACCGAAGTCTCAGAACCTGGTACCTGTGGCCATGATGCCACGTCTCGCCAGTCGGTGTACTC